CTGGCTGCCGCCCAACACCGACACCAGGTCGCCGATGACCGTCAGGGTCGGGATTACCTCTTCGCGGGCGATGCCGACCGACGTGCCGAACGCCAGGATCCGGCGCGAGGCATCCGCGACGCCTGCGAACTCGAACGGCGTCTTGGCGGCGAACTGCTGCAACTCGCCGAGGAACTGCTTGGCCACCTCGGCCGACCCGGTCAGGGCCTCGAGCCCGATCTGCGTCTGTTCCAGGGCGGCCGCCGACTTCAGGCCGAAAAACGCCAGCCCACCAAGCCCGATGGCCACGCCGGCGACCGCAGCCACGAGGCCCGTCTTCAGTAGGCCGCCGATGCCGGCGAGGCTGCCGGAAATGGCGTTGCCCATGCGGGATCCGAACTGGCGACCGGCCCGGTCGCCGGCATCGCCGACAACCGGGTCGATCGTCACCAGTTCCTTGCGCAGTTGGGCGCGGAGGGAGGACGAGAAGCCCTTGAGCGACGGCAAGATCGATACGAACGCGGTTCCTACCTCTTCAGCCACCACTCACCCCCTCGAAGTCGCCCCGCTTGAGCCGTGCCAGGTATTCCTTGACCTCGGCCTCGCTGCGGTCGGTTGCGCCGTACTTGAAGCCGCGGCCCTTGCGCGCCAACGGCGAGATGGGCTTGGGCCGGTTGGTGCCCTTCTGGCCGGCCTTCGACCGCTGCCAGTTCGCGACCGCCAACCGGTCGGCAACGATGGCCATCAGGTGCTGGTCGAGCGTCCAGTCATCGCCGCCGAGGCTGCGGTGCAGCAGCGTGCCGGGCATGCCGGCCAGGGCGCGGATGAGGACGCTGAGGCGCCGCCACGTGAGCCGTGGCGTGCCAAGGTGGCGGAGGTCTAGCGACCGGAACGCGAGGTCCGCTTCGAGCGCCTCACCGTGCTCCTGGAGGAACGCGGTGAGGCTTGCGATTCCCCCAGCTCCAGGCCCTGGTGGCGGTGCCACGCGGCGATGAGCTCACGCATCCGACCGGTCGAGATGGGCTCGCCGGCCGGGCCGCCCTTGGTGGTGATGAGCCGCTCGAAGGTGTCCTCGCCGAGGATCTGACTCATCGACTGCTCGGTGGTCATCTCCTGCAGTTCGAGTTGCTCGGTGAGCGGCATGGCCGCCATGAGCTGCATCTCGAAGATCTGGCCGCCCCAACGGAAGCGGAACGGCGGTGCGGTCTCGTCCTCGACGACGAGCATGTCGAGGTCGAAGTCGACCCGCTCGTCCGGCTCGATCGGGACCGGGGTGACATTGGTAGTGCGTCTAGCTGCCATGCGCGGATCTCCTTGCAGGGGCGCGGATCGGTGATGTAACCCACCAGCCCGGGATCCGCGCGACACCGGGCTGGTGGGGGCATAATTCTGTGATGAGACAATGTGGACAGTGCGGCAGCGACATCAGCCACCGGGCAGCACCACAGGCCAAGTTCTGCGAGGACCCGGACTGCCGGCGAGCCCGGGGCCGCGTTCACTCACGCGAGTCCTGGCAGAGGGTCGGCGACGGGCAGCGAGCCAAGCGGCGAGCGCAGTACGCGGATCGGCCGAAGCCAGTCCGGCCGCAGAGGACGTGCGCCCAATGCGGCATCGACATCACGCACCGCGACCCGAGGGCGAAGTGGTGCCACCTTCGGTGTCGAGACATTGCCCGGCACGCGGCCAATCCGTCCAGAGCTCGACATCGAGCAGCGGTGCGGAGAGGCGTGCCGGGCAACGGATTGACGGGCGACCAGTGGGCCGCGATGGTCCGCCGCTTCCGAGGAGCGTGTGCGTATTGCGAGGTCCGGCCAGAGCGGCTGACACAGGACCACGTCGTGCCGATCTCCCGTGGCGGGCACGACACCGAGGGGAACATCGTTCCGGCCTGCCGGCCCTGCAACCTCGAGAAGGCGGACCGTTTCGTATCTGAGTGGCGGCTCGGCCGGCGGGGCAAGCGCCCGAAAGCCCGCCGAGCCACACCATCAGATATCGACGGTCACGAATACCCCCAAGACGCGTCATCGGAAAATTTGGTCAGCACGACGCCGTTCACCGGGTAGCAGGTGATGGTGATCTCGTAGCCGACCGGCTCGCCGTTGGCGTACACGATCTCGCCGCGCTCGGTTACCTCGCCGTTGGGCACGTAGATGCGGATGTGCTTCGACCCGTCGATGACGTCGAGGACGAACGCCCGCGGGTCGGCCTCCGGCGCAAGCACGTCGATCTTCCACTGGCCGGCCGACACGACCTCGACGGACGATCCCTTGTGGAACAGCTCGAGGACTTCACCCTTGGTCTCGATGAGCGTGCATGAGAGGGTGGCCTTCGATTCGGTGGTCGTGGACCGGACGACGGTGGCGTTCTGCCACGCGACGATGTCCTCGACGGTGTCCTCGTAGGACTCGGTGACGCCGTCCTCGGAGACGTAGCCGAGGCCGATGAACGCCGTGTCGAGCGTCGATACGGATGTGGTTGGCGCGGCGGTGCCCACCGGGGCGACGTTGAGTTCGCCGGTGATGCCAACCCTGACGTTGTCCGCCAGTGTGGTCATGGTTCCTCCGTACTGCTAGTTGGTTGGATCACCGGCGCGCGGAACCGGAGTTACTGGATGGCGTCGTTCGCGCGGCATGTCAGCGCGTACGTGGCCCACCACCGGAACATGCCGGTGACAAGGTCGTCTGCCTGCCGCGGCCCGAGGGTCTCCTCGACGCGGTAGCAGGTGATGCCGAGGTCGTCGGTGCCGGCGAGGTTCGTCATGGTCAGCCGGACGGCGAGGGCGTCGGCGGCCGCGGTTTCCTCGGTCGTGGACCAGGTGAATACGTCGAACCGGGCGACGGCCCGGACGGGGTGGGTTGCGGCGCCGCCCACCATCCGCAGCTGGAAGAACCGGGCTGGCCGTGAGTCGGGTACGCGGGTGACGACCGGCACCGGCGTGTGGACGGTGGCGAGCCGGTCGCGGAGCAGGTTGAGAATGTCGGGGTAGGCCATCAGTGCCTCGCCGCGTCGATGGCGCCGCCGAGGACCCGTCGGTCGGCTTCGATGTGCAGGGCGGCCGGGTGGCGGGCGATGACGGCGACACGGGCCCGGTCGGAGTCGGAGGCGGCCTGCACGACGTCAACCTCGACGCGGCCAGTGTGTGGCGGCCGCGCGTCGTAGTCGGCCTGGGCCACGGCGGCGACGTTGCCGGCTCGACGTTCGAGCATGCTGTCCACCGCGACGGATGTGAGGAGGTCCTCCATGCCGGTCGAGTTGGCGCGGTACCGCACGAGGCGGGCCATCGGTCCCCCTACCCGTCCGTGAGACGAAGCGTCGCCTCGAGGTGGTGGAAGCCGGCAGGCGTGTAGACCGGCTCGGGTGGGCCTTCGACCTCGAAGGTGAGCGAGCCGAACACGATGCGGTCGCGGCCGGCAACATCGGATTCGTTGGTCATGAGCAGCCACCGCTGATCGAGCGGCGCCCGGCCTTCCGAGAGTTCCTCGGTGCGGTTGTCCTGCTGCAGCCACGCCGCCATGGACGTCGAGGTGGCCGGCGGGACGGTGTAGCTCAGCACGTCGTCGCCGTACGTGTTCGTGGACGACGACGGCCGGATGCGGGTCACGGTGTGCGGCAGCATGCCGTCGGGGATGCCCACCTACAGCCTCATCTGAATGGTGGTGGCCTTGCGGCGGTACCGGGCCAGGTCGGTCTTGTCGTCCTCCGACAGGCGCACCGACGAGCCGGCGGTGCCGCCGCCGGCAAACTGGCCCATCTGGTAGGAGTACTGGCCGATCCGCTCCGACGTCAGGCCCTCCACCGCCGACGGCGAGGTGAGCACGCGCAGCACCATCGAGCACGCGACGGCCACGACGTCATCGGGGACCGGGTCGTAGCCGTGGGAGTTCGTGACCCGGTACGTGTTCGGGCCGTCGCCCTCGGCCCACGCCTCGGGCAGGTTGATCCACCACTCCGACGACAGGGGCCGGACGTTGACGATGTCGAGGCCGTCCCAGCCCCACGTGCCGACCGGCAGCGTCAGGTCGGGCAGGCCGCCCCAGCCGACGGCGACAACCTCCGTCACGTCGACCACCGGCCGCTGCGGCAGGCGCAGCTCGACGCCGACCGGGCGGAGCAGCATCACATCGTCATCGACAAGGCTGATGTGCTGCCGCGTATAGGCGCGGATCTTCGTCGAGGCGTCGGCGAGCAGCGCGGGCGCGCGGGACAGCTGCGCTTCGGTGAGGGTGGGCATCCGGTAGATGAGGTCGGTGACGTTGGCCAGGAGGTCTGTCGGGGCGGCCACCGCGGTCGGTGCCGGGTTGACCGAGACGTAGTGGTGTTCGGTGCCCTTGCCGGTGCCGGTGACCGTCCACGTCATCACCCACAGCCCGGCCTGGCTGAGCTGCACGGCGTCGGCGGTCCACGCCCCGCCGCCGACAGTGGCCTCTCCGGTGCCGTTGGCGGTGGTGCCGTCGGGCAGGGTCAGTACGAGCGCCGCGGCGGTGGAGCCGTCGTACGTGCCGACGGTCAATGTCGGCGTAACCCAGTCCCCGATGTCGGTCATGGCGCTCCCCTCACGGCACGGATGAAGCGGTCAGGGTGACGGGTGTCGCGGTGGACGCGGTGAGCGTCGTCGCGGTCGCGGCGGCGGTCAGCGTCCCGGTCTCGATGGCCGAGATCACGGCCAGGGCGGTGAAGGTGATGACCGCGGCCGTGAGAGCGACCGTCACGGACCCAGGTGTTGCGGTCAGCGGCTGGGCCGTGAGTGTGGCCTCGGCCGGCGCGAGAGCGACCGTGACGACCCCAGGGGTAGCGGTCAGCGGTACGGCGGTGAGGGTCATGACGGCGGGCGTGAGGGTGACCTCGGCCGGGCCGCCGGTGTCCAGGATCGGGGACACCAGGAAGTTGGCCGCGGTGCCGCTGGTCGGGAACGTGAGCGCTGCGCCGACGACGAACCGAAAGGCGGCCAGGCCGGCGAACAGCGGGTCCTGGGTGACGGGTACCGGGTACGACCCGATGGTGGGGTATCGGACCGTGCCGCCGGTGCCGGTCGCGAGCACGCCGACGACGTACTCGTTGGTGCCGCCGTCGTCGAGGGTTACCGGGGTGTCGAACAGGACGTCGACCTCGAGCCCGGCGTCGCCAGCCTGGGTGGCGTAGGCCTTCGACGCCAGCAGCGCCTGGTCGCCGAAGCGCCACAGACCGACGGTAATGCCGGGGGTGCTGCTCAGCGCGGCTGGGATGCGGTAGCGGACGCCGACGCAGTCCAGTGTGTTGCCGGTGAGCAGCTCGAACCGGAGGCCCAGCGTGTAGGACGTGTTCGCGTCAGCGTTCTGGCTGATCGAGCCGGACCAGACAAACGCCTGCGTGGTCACGACCGGCGCCGATCAGGCGAGACGGAGCCAGTCGGCGATGGTCACCGTCAGGCCGCCGTCCATCGGCTGCGGGAAACCCGTCGTGAAGATCGCGATAATTTGGCGGCCGGCGTCGGTGGCGTTGCCCTCGTCGTAGATGGCCACACCCTGCGCGGTGATGCCGGAGGCGGCGGCGAACGCCGGGTTGGCCGCGTCGGCCTCGGCCCGGTTGTCAGTGTCGTCCTCGGTGATCGCCTCGCCGGTGAGGGCCAGGCGCTCGGAGTGGATGCTCACCCCGGACACGGCGTCGAGCTCGGCGACGGTGTTCAGGTCGGCGTCGTTGACGCCGGTCTGTGTGCCGAGGATGACGAGCATCCGGAGGTCCAGACCGGACAGTCCGGCGGTGGCCACCAGGTACTTGCCGCGGTTGGTGACGGTCTCAGCCATCGGCGGACTCCCTCTTGTCGATCAACCCTCGGACGGTTGCCACGTCAGCGGGCAGCTGTTCGCGCTTCCACCGCAGGTAGGCGGCCTCGTCGCGGTCCCACTGGCCGCGGCTGTTGACCCGCTCGTACTGGGCGTCGTGGGGCGACTTCCCGACGATGTAGTGCATGTGCTCGATGAGCGTGTCGGGCAGGTAGCGGATGCAGCCGGCCTCTTGCCCGAGCGTGCCGACCGCGGTGTCGGAGAACAGGTGCTCGACCGGCGCCGGCACCATCCGGCCCAGGGCCTTGATGAGGTCGGTTGTGGTGGCCCACTGCGTCGGCAGCGTTTCGTTCTGGTAGCCGTCGGCGCCGTACACCGTTCCGGACCCGAGCTCACGCAGGACGTCTAGCCAGCGTTGCGCCCACCCGGCGGTGCGCGGCACGTGGTCGTCGCCCATGAACCCGAGCGCGCTGTAAGCGTCGACCTCTTGCGCGACCGCGGCCTCGAGCTTGTGCATGCACGGCATCCAGTGGTCCCACACCACCATGCGCGCGCCCGCGGGCAGGTGTATCGCCTGGTAGGCCGGTAGCGCTGGGTCGTCGGCGTCGACGTCCACCCGAAGGTCTGCGACACCCCACGCTCCGGTCTCGCCCCACGCCGCCAGCAGGCGCTCGATGTTCCAGGTGCGGGTGCGGGCCGGGACGATGATGAGCAGGTCGGTCAACGCGACACCCTTCGTGGGCTGGCCGGGTGCCATGCGAAGTGTGGCGAGTCGACTTCTGGCGGCTGCCACACGTAGCCGGACGGTTGGGTGGTGCGGATCCGGCCGGGGGTGGTCCACGTCGACTGGGACGGCACCCACCAGTAGTGGTAGAGGACCCGGGGGATGAACACTTCGCTGACCAGCCGGCCGCGGAGTTGGTCGACCCATGTCGTGTCTTCGGGCTGGCCGGGGACGGTCAGGTCGAACCTGGCCACCTGGGCGATGTCGGTGCGCATCGGGTTGATGTGGGTGATGTCGCGGAAGTAGTCGCCGCCGCGGTTGACCCAGCCGCCGTATTGCAGGCTGTGATGCGACGTTCCCAGCCGGTGACCGTCCTAGTAGACCGTGAGCTTGAAACCGATGTAGTCCCGACGCTGCCGGAGCGCGGTGAGGACTGAGGACACGTAGTCGTCGGAGACGGTGTCGTCGTCGTCCACGAACGACACATAGTCGCTGTCGGCGGCGTCGAGGAGTGCCTGCCTTTTGGCTGCGATGGTGGCCTGGCCGTTGTCCCAGTAGGCCAGCACCTTGACCTGGCCACCGGCGGCGGCGACCTGCGGCAGCAGGCCGTCGAGCATCCGGCGCAGCAGATCCTGACGCTGGCCGAGGGTGGCGACGAGGATCGTCCACGTCGGGGCGGTCACGGCCGCCACCGGTCCGCGTTCGCCTCGTGAATCTCCTTCAGGATGCCGGGCACGTCGTAGGTTGGCGCCCAGCCGTACCGGCGCCCGAACTTGTACGTGTCGGTGATCCACCAGCGGTGGTCACCGCGGCGGCCGGCGACGTGCTCCACCTTGGCCGGGCGGCCGACGGCCTGCTCGGCCAGTTCGACGGCCTCAAGCACGGACACGTCGGTGCCGCGGCCGCCGCCGAGGTTGAAGACGTCGCCCGGCGAAGGTGGGTCGCGGAAAACGGCCTCGATTGCGGCCACAACGTCGGCCGCGTGGAGCTGGTCGCGGACCTGCTTCCCGCCGTAGCCGATGATCCGGTACGGGCGGCCCTCCATGACGCAGCGCATCAGGTAGGACAGGAAGCCGTGCGCCTCGGTGCCTGCGTGGGCCGGTCCGGTCAGGCAGCCTGGCCGTAGGCTCACCGTCCGCAACCCGAAGGCGTGGCCAT